GGAAGAACTGGGATTGCAAAGTCTTGTGCAACGTGGTGACTTTCAACTTTCAGACATACAGTCTCTTGCTGACAAGATGTTAGAGTATGTGTCTGACAGCGAGCGTCGATTATTAGAAAAAGCCCGAGCGAACCTGCGTTCCCAGCTGGCTAACATTAGTGACAAGATTACCGGTGGTTTGTCTGGCAAGGTTTCTAAGATCTTACGTAGAAAGCCATTTGACAATGAAAACTCCAGGCTGAGTTACACTGCTAACGCTTATGCGATGAGCAGAATACAAAGCGACTTGCAAGCCAGGGCTCTTGAAGAACTAATGGACATGTCGTTTGACTTGACCTTTGAAACAGGGGCCGTCACGGGCGAAAAGATGTTCCGCAACATTGTGCAGACTTTGTTTGACAATCCCGGCATGGTCAGCAGAATGAACTCAACAGAGCGTTTTGCCGGAGAGATTGTACAGACATTACTTGAGGGCACCAACAAGTCTCTAGCTGAAAGAACAGCTCGCGCTAAAATGTCTGCTTTGAATCAAAAGCTAAGTGCAGATCTGCGGTTGTTTCGTGAGTACAACAAGAAATGGGCAGATGAACTTAAGGACAAGCGCAACACAGCCAGGCTGTTGAAGTATGCTGAAAAGCAAATTGCCCGCGCTGAAGAGGCTGCGGCAAAGGCTTCTATTACAAAAGATGAGCTAAAGATTGTAGCTGATTTATTAAAAGAAAAGACCCAAGGGGTTGCGAATGCAGAGCAACGAGCCAGCGAACAACTAGATCGCGTCAAGGAAATGCTTGCTCAGCAAATAGCAGACATAGAAAAAACCTTGAAAGAGGCCGTAGATCCTGCGGTTGGCCGTATTGATGAAATTGATGTAGAAATTCCCAGCATTAAACTTAAGGAAAGAGTTGATGCAGATCAACAGGCAGATCTTGAGGCGATTAACGAACGGTACGACCGAATTGTTGAGTCCCTTACAGCTGCCAAGATTAAAACAGGTACACGCCGTCAGAAAGCTGAACTGGAAACCAAAGAAGATTTTGCTGACACATTTGGGAAAAAAGTTAAAAAGCGTGTGACTGGCGTCAAAGATCGTGGCCTGTTTGAAATGAACAAAGTTCACACAAACTACATGGATCTGCGAACAGCAAACAACAAACTACTTGAAGACCAGATTGAAACAGCCACCACGGCTTATCGCAATTCAAAAGAGTTGCGCGCTCAACACATAAGCGACAAGTTTGAGGCTGTTGAAGGTATGGACGATCCTGCCAGCTTGAAGAAGTTGTTAGAAGATGTAGAAAATATGCTGGACCAGCAACATGACGAAGGGCTTGAATATTTAGCTACTGTTGATGAGTTGCGAAGAGCAACGAGGAATCACAACCAAGCTTGTTATCGCACAATGGTGGCTGCCCAACTAAAAGTTAAGAATGCCACTCTGGCTTCTATGGAGCAGGTGCTGTCGGCAAAAGCTACACAAGCGAAAAAAGTATTTCAAGATGCTATTTACAAGCTTGGTCAGACCGGAGAGCAGGCCAGAAACGCTCTTAAGTCGGAAAGAAATGAGATTACAACACTTCTTGCGCAGGCTCGGAAAACAGCTAGTCAAAATAAGAAGGATGCTCAAAATCTTGCTAAGCAGTTTCGGAAAGCCATTGACGACGAAAGCAAGCAAGCAAAGAAAGCCATAAAAGATACAGAGAAGACCAGGCGTTTAAGCACAAGGGCGCGGGCTACAGCAAGTCGGCGGGCAGCTGAGGCAGAAAGATCAAGAAAGCTGCAAGAGGCTGACGCCAAATACAAAAAGACTCTCTTGCCTTTGCAAGAACAGCTTAAGCAAGCGCGTGCAGAGTACAAAGTCATGGCCGCCACCCGGCTAAAGACGCCACCGACCATTACACAAGCTGAGATGGATGCCTTTGCTAATGAGTATCTGGACAAAGCCTTGGGTCGGGACTTTAGGGCGGTTGTGGCGTACCTGAGCAAGAATGGCATTATCCCAAGAACAGACACTGTCCGCTCAGACATGCTGCCTGCCATTGAAAACTTGATGCAAACTGTAGAAGAGGGACGATCCTCCCTTATGGCTTTTGGCAATCCAGAGCAGCAAGAGCAGATCGAAAAGTTTATGAACACGGACTACTTGCGCGACCTGCAGAACGACTTTGCCAGGTACAAATTTAAGGATGACCGAGACATTAGCGGATACCTGAGCAACATGTGGCATGGGCTTATTGATGCTACTACGCTTCTTCGCAGAATCCGCATTGGTGGTCTTCTTGGTGGCCCTACAGTATTTACACCAAACGTAGACTTCTTTGGGTTGAACGCAATTGGGGCTCCCTTGATTGCTGCAGTCGCGGCCCCAGGGTACGTCAACACCGTCATACGGGCACAGGCAGCAGCGTTTGTCAGCATACTTCCGCAGGGCACAAGTCTAAAGAATATGCGCAAAGTATTTGAACAGCCGTTGAGCCAAAGCTTTATGGACCTTTCCCGAGCTGTCCCTGGTGCCAGATTAAGCACTAGAGCCACTCGCACTATTGCAGGAGCGGCAGCTGGTGGGCTTGTGGGTGGTTTGCCTGGAGCAATGTTCGGAGGCGCTGCAGGGGCGCTTTCTGCAAACTGGGCTAAGAGCGGTGCGAAAATAGGAAAGATGCAACTTAGCCCTGAAGAGCTCAACAAACTTGCAGATCGTGAAGACTTTGCCAGCTTCTATTCTTTGGAATGGGAAACTGGGTTTATGCGCGACGCGGCTCAGTATACCGGGCTTAACAAGTACCTGAAACCAATGGGCGGCGCTGAGCGCTTGGTAAAGAACTTCTTTGCTGGCATGAGCGGCAGCAAGAACTACTGGGCGTATGCTACGCAAACATACGACGAGGCATTTCGTAAAGCTGTGTTTATCGAGGCTTTAACGCAGGGCAGACCCATGCATGAAGCCAGAATATTAGCCCGCAATGTGCTGTTGGATTATGCTGCAATGCCGGAAGTTATACGAAAGTATTTCTTTAAACAAGCAGTATTCTCCAGCTTCTTCTATGGTATGGCTTCAGAGGTGCTTAAGTCACCATTTATGGGCAAAGGAGACGGGTTTAAGAATATTGCCCGCATGATTCGATTGAAAGAGTCATCTCGCGATCCAATGTCTGAAGAACTCTTGTACCCATCATACGTTGACGCCCGCATCGGCACTTTCTTCTTAGAGAACTTTGGCGGCAAAGCACTTGTACTGACTGGCCCGTCGGCTCCTCCTTTAGAAATCATTGGTTTAATGGGCCGTGTACATGACATGGCGATTACTGGAGACAGCATTGGACTTATGCAGGAGGGCTCTATTCGCTTCCTGGGCTTTGGCGCGCAGTATGCCGTGCAGTCGTATACAGATGCTTTAATGTATGGTGATGATCTTGTTCAGGCGGGCTACATGCCAGCAAATTACATCTTGGCCCTGCAAGCTTTAGATCAGGCTACTGGGCGTCCAGTGGGAGCACAGTTCTTAGAGTTGTTTGGTTGTGAGCCGGTTGATCTCTCTGTGCAGCTGCAAAGAGCTGAGGAGCCAACATACGCAGGGAGCTCTTGGAAGTTCCCCAACAACGCCAGCCGCACAGCTTTCATTGCTATGGCTGAAGCCTTTAGTCTCTCAGGGCTTGAAAGGGGCACATTAAACGTAACCAACACAGCTGCGAGGATGTTTGGTGACCCAGCAGAGCTTGCAAAACAAGGCAAGGTAGACCCAGCGCTGAACGCAATCAGGTTAATGAGTGTTGTAGAGGCAGAGTACCCTGACCAAGTGAACTACCGGGCTAACCAGCAAGTCTACAAAGAAATATTAAACATACGCAGAAAAGGACAGTTGCCAGAATGAATGTCATGTTTAGCTCTAAGTCTAACGAATGGGCCACTCCAACTGCGTTGTATGACCAGCTTAATGCGCTCTTTGGGCCATTTACCTTGGATCCATGCAGCACAGAAGAGAATTGCAAATGCTCTACGTTTTACACCGTCGAAGAAGACGGCTTAGAGCAAGACTGGGGTGGCCATACTGTGTTTATGAATCCTCCTTATGGGCGCTGCATTGCGGCTTGGATTAAAAAAGCCCACGAGGAGTCACTCAAGAAAGGCACCAAGGTGATTGCCCTCATACCAGCTCGCACCGACACCCGGTACTGGCATGAGTATGTGATGAAGGCTCGGGCAATTTATTTTATTAAGGGCCGGGTCAAGTTTGGGGATAGCGAGAACACCGCGCCTTTCCCGTCTGCAGTGGTTTATTTCGACGGCCAACATTATCCCAGCATGGGAGTCATAAAACAGAAGTGAGACACTGTACTGTATACTCTTTATAATACCGACACAGTGACTCACCTTGCCAAGAAGGAGAAGAAGAATGGCAAAGACAGGAAACTTTATTCACCAAGTATCTAGCACGACTGATGTCGCAGCAGTGGGTACTTCTTATAATGCCGCAAAGTACAGCAGCATCAGACTTAGAACGGTGCCTACAGCCGCTCCTATTAGCGGAATCCTGAGCGGCGTCTTTGTAAAGGTCAAGACGATTGCTGGCGGAGCTGCCAAGCTCAGCATCCAAATCAGCACTGACCAGCTAGGTGACAACATCATCATCCCCAGCAGCGAAGCAGACTTGAGCGTTGGGGTCACTACGGCAACTCTGGGCGCTGCGGTATATGATCTGGCGATTAGTTATGCCTCGACTTCAGATCAAATTTACATTTGGTACAAGACTGATGCAGGAACTGTGATTGTGGACTCTGTTCACGTTTCCTGGAGGGAGTGATGCCGAAGCCAGCCAAAGGCAAAGCCAAGGTCAAAGTCTACAGAGACAAGAAGACGGGGCGCAAGCGTCGTGTCAGTTATGGCCAAGCAGGTAAAGCCAAGGGTGGTGGTCCTCGCGTTAAGCCAGGGACAAAGAAAGGTGACTCTTACTGTGCTCGCAGCGCGGGTCAGATGAAGAAGAGCCCCAAGGCAGCCAAGAATCCTAACAGCCCTCTCAGGCTTTCCCGAAAGCGCTGGAAGTGTGCCGGCAAGAAGAGTAGACGCTGATGCCAAAAGACGCATGCTACAAAAAAGCCAAAGCCAGCTATAAAAAGTTTCCTTCAGCTCGCGCATCTCAAGCAATTGCTAAGTGTCGAAAGAAGAAGGGCAACGTTCGAAAGACCAAGAAGGGCGCCAGTCTAAAGCGTTGGAAAGCAGAAGAGTGGAAAGACACTCGCACTGGCAAAGCGTGTGGGGCAAAGACCAAACAAAAACAATACTGCCGGCCCACTAAGAAGGTAAGCAGCAAGACACCAAAGACTAAGAGCCAGATGACCAAGAGCGCAGTGCGCAAGCGCCAGGCTCAGAAAAGCGCAGGCAAACGAGCCAGCGCAGCAAAGAAAAGGAGGTAGCGTGGGTATCAAACGCGTATTCGCCACATCTATAACCACAGGCGGCGGCGGAACAGGCGATCTTACATTGACAACGGGCGGCCTTGCAGCTCGCTCTGATTTGAATGCACAGAACCTGACAGCATCTGCTTCTGGCGGCACTGCCGGGTACACGTATGCTTGGACATGCGTGCGCCCTGATGGCTCTGCGAGCACCAGCGAGTTCTCCTCAGCATCGGCACAGAACCCTACCTTCACGCCTGCCAGAGTCGGCTTGTATGCTGTTACATGCACAGTGACCGACAGCACGTCTGGTTCGGCTCTAACGGCCGCCAGCACCCAGTCTAAGACCGTTGGTACTGTCCTGAGCGTGGCCATTGGTGGACTGGCTAACTCAGCAACTCTTGCACAACAGAGTCTGACGGCTACACCTACGGGTGGTACAGGCTCTCCAACGTATTCTTGGACTTGCACCAGACCTAACAATAGCTCCAGCACGACTGAGTTTACACCTAACGCTACAACGCAGAATCCAAACTTTACCCCGGCCAGTTCAGGGTTGCACAAAGTTCAGTGTGTGATCACAGACTCCTCTTCTGCAACTTCTGCTGCTAACGCGACTGCAGATGTGGGTACGGGCTCTCCTTCTGTAGGAACCAGAACGCAGCTTACCTCGCTGTCAGGCTGGACTCAGGTCGATGGTCCCAATACGCAGGCTGTATGGGCTGGAGGAGCCAGCATTTCTGTTAACGCTGGAGTGTTTACGTTTGCTGACGCAACAGAGCCCACAACGGCGTTAAACCAACCGCAAGAGATGAAGATTTATTACAGCACTGCAGCTGAACTCAGTGCAGTTGACTTTACGGGAACACCCGGCGTTTTAACACTGCGCCTGGAATCTCAGGGGAGCAACAGTCTTGCCGCTGCTAAACAATACATTTTGTTTGGTATTATTGACTCAACGTATTCAGGGTCTTCGGCTTCAGATTGGGGCTATGGCTTTATTGTTAATGAAAGCACAAGCGGCAAATCGCAGGGCGGTGTGTGTCTTGGCAATGATGCATCGTCTGTAACACTTACTTCCCAGGCCAATAACAATGGTCAAGAGATTTTGGATTGCGTCATTTACATCAACATTGATGGCGACCCAGACGAAAATCTTGGTAATTTCTTTCAAGGCACCACAATGCAGACGCGAGTGATCCAGTCCAACATACAGACAGGGTTTAGTGCTAACAACGATGCCAGGCTGGTCTTAGGTATCGGAAGAGCCCACAATGGCGCTGCTGGTGCATGTTCCTCTACATGGAAGATGTACTGGTCTTACTCGAAGATTGGAGCTTGAGATGGCAAAGACAATTCATTATGACGACGATGGCTCAACCACACGGCTGATTGCAGCTTGGCAAGAGAATGCGCGTACTCATACGCCTGAGTTTATTGACGCTTGTGAGGCTGAGATTATGCCTCGCATATCAACGTCTGGCAGTTATGCTGTAGACGACAGCAGAGAACTTTCAGGTTGGGTCTCCTCCATGATCTGTTACCTCTTAGACAACGCTGACGTAATCAGGAGTGATTCATGAAATGGGCACAAATTCTAACTGTAGCTATCCGCATTGCACCTATGGTTCAGGCCATGAGTGAGGATCTTAAAGAACTCGCAGCTCGCAAAGCTGATTCTGACGGTGGTAAGAAGATCACTGCAGAAGAGGCTGGTAAGATTGCTCAGATTGTAGCCAGCGCTATTGGTGGGCTGGTAGACGAAATCCTTGATGAACTTGGTCTCAACGTGGAGTAACCATGGAAGCTGAAAGCGCATCCCATCTTAGTGAACTGGTCATGCTGCTCACGGGCCCCGTGAGTGGACTGGCTATCTGCGTTTCCATCTTGGCCAGCATCTATAAGTTTGTCATCAAGCACGGCATCCCTTTAGCAAGAACTGGCCTGGAGATTCACGCGAAGGGCATGCGTGACCAAAACACAGCCTTGAAGGACATGGTGACCGGACATCAGAAGAATCTTGAGGTTCTAATTAGCGAAATGCGCGAGGACCGTAAAGATTTTCGGGCTGGGCTGGATGCAATCGACCGAAGACTTAGTTATATAGAAGGGGCGTTGGGTGACCGTGGTGGTCGCTCATAGCAAATAACTTACTACTAAAGTAAGAATGGATCTGTCAGCCCTGGGGAAACCTGGGGTTTTCAGTCTGGAGGCTGCGGGGGGATACCCTCACAGAGTCGGAGTTGGGTAGCAGGAGGTAACACAAAGAACGCGGTGTCGGACTAGTCC